ACCATCCCAATAAACCGGGGGTGGCCAAATTTCTTTAAGGAATTTGACAACTGGCTTTGTAGACAAAAGAATGTCTATCGTAAGGTAAGGTGTGGGGGGATAATTCCCCTCTTGCAATGTCCACCAAGTCCTAAACAATGTTTACGACTTAAGGATGATGCATTATCGCTTTGGTTAAGCGAAGCGCACCCACCTGAGACAAGAGAGTATCTCGAGAAAGCTCTAGGAGCTAAGGTCCGGAATGAATGGGCCTTTCCTCCTTTTGGCTTTCTTGTAGGAGAGATACACTTGACTCCTGCTCCTGGGTGTAAATCCAGGTATTATGCAGTACCTAACCTCCTTGTTCAAAGGTTATTAGACCCTTTGAAGAACTCTTTGGCTGAATTAGTCAAAAGTCTTCCTTGGGACTGTTCCTTTGATCAAAAGAGGGCGGACCAAGACATATTGGCGGCAATTCGGGCTGGTCGTACTGTTCATTCAGTTGACCTATCCGCTGCCACTGATCACTTCCCTTGGGAATATCAGAAACATGTCTTGGAGAAAGTCATGTCGAAGACTCGAAGGAAAACTGGGCGGTTTAAGGGTAAAAACCACTACAGATCCTTTGATCGTTTTCTAATTGACTTCTTCGCCTCTTGCATTGAGTTGGGATTATGGAAGTCTAAGATACCAGGTGTTGAAAATGAGACCCGCCTTAGGTGGACCTCAGGACAACCTCTTGGTCTTAGTCCTTCCTTTTTCCTTTTTACTTTGTCTCACGGCCTCCTGCTTAGATTTTTACAAAAATCTAAATGGGGGAGAGATTTCTATGTTCTGGGAGATGATGTGGTAATTCTAAATGATGCTCTATACTCATCATATATTGCACATTTAGATGCCATGTCTATCCCCTACTCCCAACTCAAGAGCGTATCTAGTAATAGATATGCCTCTTTTGCTGGGGCCCATTTTACCAAATTAGGAAGATTCTACACTCCTAAGTGGGTTGAATGGGACAGAAGAAACCTCTTAGATGTGATAGCCTACTGGAATTATCCTTCCTTATACAAAGGTTGGAAAGATGAGACTCTCATCTCGAAAGTCTTATCTCTTCCTGAACCTTATGGTATTGGGAGGAATCCAGATGGGATACCACTAGCTAACCGCTTGACTACTTCCCTTGTGGTCGAGCTGTTGGACAAGCCTGATAGAGAGGTCACCCATCTCTCTACAGTCTCGTGGCAGTCCGTCAGGTCTTTGCCTGATGATCATCGGGAAAAACTCCAGAGATCACTTGAGCTTAGGCCTGATTGGAGCTGCGTACTGAACGATCGACAGATCGTTTCAACTGAGATAGTAGAACTTTTCTACCACTCTGGC